TTTCGGGCCATCGCATTCCAACGATAAATGTTGGACGCGCCTACGGCCTTCACCCATTCAGGCACCATCCACGCCTCGCCCGGCGAAGTCATCGCCAGAATGGTATCCCTGCCCGGCGCATAGCCCGGATTGATGCCACCGTTGGCGAACTTCACGTCCGGCAAGCTGAGCTTCAAACCAACAGCGCCAGCCACACTGTTCCACACCTTCTTGATGCCGTTCGTGTAAACGGTATCAACGATGAATTTCACAGGGCTTTTCGCCGCTTCCTTGACCTTATCCCAGCTTTCCTTAATCCAATCCTTCGTGGACTGGAAGGTATTGCCGATCGCGTCCAGCACGTTTTTGATCGGAGTCTTGACATGCTGGTCGAACCAGTCACCGACAGTGCCGAAGATCCCGGTGATCTTGTCCTTAGCAGACTGGAAAAGATCATTGAAATCACCCGGAATGCCGGTGAAGAAGTCGATGATCGAGGTTGGCGTCAATCCCAGCCAGTCAACGACGGCCTGCCACTTCTCCTGAATGGCCGCACCAAGATCACCGAACACGCCTTGCATATCCTGCGTGACCTGACTCCAGCTACCGGAAAGTTGCGAAGTGAAATCATTCCACTTCCGGCTGAGAATGCCAAAAGCGTCACTGTCACCGACCAGACTTGCGATGGTGCCAATGCCATGTGGGCTGAGAATGCCCGGCCCGGAAAACACGTTCGTAGCGGTACCGAAAGCCTTGCTCAGGTCAGGGACCTTGTTGAACAGTCCGGTGATCTTGTCGATCGCGTCGGCCACGACGTGCACGCCATGCGTAATGCCGTCAATGACCTTGGAAATCGTCTTGGCGACAGTAAGCCACCAGTCAGCCAGACTTTTCATACCCCACGCAGCGTCGGACGGCTTGAGGCTCTTTTTCGCGTCATCGGCCTTCGATTTCAAAGGCGTGAACGCGTCGATCAGACTGCCGATGGCACGTCCGAGCTTCTTGATGGCCGAAGCCCACTTCGACATGCTTTCGCCGATCGTGCCGAAGGTCTCCTTGATGGTACCGAAAGATTCCAAGTCTTTCTTGAAGGTGCTTATCCACTTGGAGATGCCTTCCAATCCTTTCGCGGCCTTTGATGCGCCTTCGCCTAGGACACTGATGATGTCGGCGAACGTTTGCGCTGGTTTTTTCGCATCGTCGAAATTCGTGGAGACCGTGTTCACGGTTTCCGCGTTGTCCGGCGTCAGGGCCTTGAACAGGTCGCCGAAGGCAGTGGCCAGAGCGCCGCATCCTTCTGCGAAGGTCTGCACTGCGCCGGATTCGCTTACCGTCTGTACGAATTGGCTTATCCAGCCGGCCACGTTCGCCGCGTTTATCGCAATGCCTTCGATGATGTTGCCGATCGTCTTGATCGCACCATTGGCGAACGCTTCGATACCGGCCTTGACGTCTTCGGACGGGATCAGCTTCGACCATGAATCAGCCAGCTTGCCCGCCGATTCCTTGATGCTGTCGAACGCCTTGCCGCAAGTCGAACGGATGCCGTCCAAAGTGGATTGAAGCTGTGGAGCCCAAGAAGCGGTGCCGAAAGCCTTCTTCCACTCGTCCGACAATTCGCCAGTCTTGAGATAGCCGGTAACGGCTGAAACCTTGGTCTTTACATTGGTGACGGTATTCGCCGCGATGTCGCCGATTTTACTGAAACCGCCAGAGAACTTGTTGATGGCATCGGAGATGTTCGATGTGCCAAGCGCTTCGACCACCTTCTGAATCGCCTTCTGAATGCGATTCTTGGTGTTCGTGACGGCTGTTCCGATGCCCTGTGTAGCATCCTTCGCCTGCTCAGTGAAGCTAGCGTACTGGCCATAGCCTTCCGTGTTCAACTTGACCAACGCCTTGTTGAAATCACTGAAGGTGATTTTTCCACCCTTCATGGCGGAATACAGGTCATTCTGCGACGCATTCGCACCGAGCATGCTCTTCGCCAACTGGTTGATCTGGCCTGGCATCGCGTTCACCATGCTTCGCCATGCGGCCGCATCCACTTTGTTAGCGGAAAGCATCTGATTGTACTGCTCGATGGCGTTCGCCTGCAAGGTGGTGTCCTTGCCACCAGCCAAGACGGCATTGTTGAACGCGAGGGCGATGCTGGTCGCCTCGTCAAGATTACTGGTCAACGGCGCCAACTGCTGCACCATGCCGACCATCGAAGCCGTGGAAGTCGGCAAACCGTCCAAACTGGACGAAATACGCTTGATGGCCGCCGCCGCATCGTCCGCATTGTAGCCGAGGTTCTTCATGACCTTCGGGAAGTTGTTCATGGTGTCGGCGCGGGTGATGGCGCCGCCCACATTTTCCGAGATGACGGATGCCACCTTGCTGAAGGCGCTTTGCGCGAAGCCTGCGATCGCACCGAACTTGGCCGCACTCCAAGCCGAGAAGAAGCGGGTGGAGTCGGCGATGCCGCTCGCACTCGACGAGCTCACCGATGATTGCATGCTCTTGAACGAACTGACCGCATTACGCGCGCTCTCGGACGCCGAACGGAAGAAGCCAGCAGACTTGGACGTACTGGAATTCAGATTGTCCTGCGCGCTCTTCAACTGCGACTGGGTTTCCTTCAATCCATTCTGCGCGCTCTTCAACTGTTCTTCGGCGCTCTGGTAGGCTTCGGTCTTCTGCCGTGCCTTGCTCCGCGCATCATTCAACCGGGATTGCGCACTGATCGCCTGAGAACTGCTTGAACCGTATTTCGCTGTGGTTTCCGTCAGTTTCGCTTCGGCGGCCTGCACCTTCAACGTGGCAGTCTTTTCGGCTTCTCGTGCGGTCACGATCTGCGACTTGCATTGGTTCACCGTG